AATCGTAGATGCTGAGTTAAATGGATATATGACACTACAATTCATAACGTTGCCACTAACGCTGTCGACAATTGCTCGGCCTCGTTTAGCAGTACCATTAACTAGATAGTCGTCCATGAATACTTTACCAATCCAGCTACTAGGCACTTGTCCAGTACCTAATGTGATTGCAATCTTACCATTAGTACCACCTACTACGGCAGTGCTTGATGCAACGGTGGTGGTATAGTCAGTACCATAGTCATATGGGCCTAATTCTAATGCATCAATAACTGCATCTCTATAGAAGAATACTTTTCGCCACGGACTTTGGCTCTTACGATCGCGTGGGCGAACAATAGTACGTCGGAATTCATCACCACGAATACTAACGTTAGCCGGTACCCTAATTGGATAATCTTCGTAATAGATTCCGCTTTCAACTTGAATAACAATATGCAGATCTCTTACAGTTTCACCGAACTCTACTTGTTCACCTACTTTAAAGAATCCCGGTTTAGTTAATCGAACGTTTAGTGTATCATTAGGTCCAGTTACACCCGGAATATATTTTACAATCGTTGCATACGCACCTGATCCAATAACATCGTCAGAGTCAACACCTACAATGACTTTAGCAGGAATAATATCCACGTTACCTGGAACACCTTGATCAACATAGCCATTAGAGCCGTTATCGATTGTAACTTGCCATATGCCGGTACCGAAACTAGGCACCGGAGCCGCGCCAATACCGTTTTGAACAATACTTAAAATAATGTTAAAATTGGTTGTTAATGCTTGTTTAGCTCCGGCTGACGATACTTTTAAGGCATTGAAATATTGAGGAACAATTGTTTGATAACGACTTGCTACTGTTTGATTAAGGACCTGCAGACACAGATCGCCATGGAATTTAAGTGCATCCACAGTTTCATCATATTGCGTTCCGATAGCAACTGCCTTTGCACTAGCGTTTCTGTAATAGCTCTTGCCAGCAAACACTGATTGCCAAGTCCCACCGGTGATAATGTCAATAGCTAGTCCGTCTGTAATCAGCCCAACATCTCGAGAGCAAATAGCTTCGTCATAGCTAAATCCACCTTTATATTTTGTATCAAGGTAGACAGTTGTGTTAACAGAAATATCTGTGGTACTGGCAACGATCAAATCTCTGGCATTTCTGTATGTAAGACTGTAACCAGTAAGTACTGGTTGTACAATTGAAGGAACTGTATTACCTTTGGCAATATTAGTGATTAAACTAAAAGTAGAACTTAAGATACTAGATGCGGCAGCACCGCCAGTTAACAATAAATTTTTAGTTTGTGCTGTAGAACTATATGATATAGTTGGACTTTGATTGGCAATAACGTTTGATGCTAAGTCTTGTGCAAATGTTACAGCATCGATATATGTTTGATCCCATACGCTAGTTAGACTATTATAAATTAAACTTTTTAAATATAATCCTTTGTTAACACTGGCACTATTAACATTATTGCCTGCGGTGCTATAAATTATTTGGTATGCGGCTGCTTCAACATAGTCTTTAATATTTCTCTTTAATGCATCTTCATCGTATGTAGGGCCTGCGACATAAGTCGGACTATTAGTTGCTAACCATGCCGTAGTTTCATTAGCAATGAAATTTAAGTTACTCATTAATAATGTCTTAGCATTGGTATAACCTGAACCCAGGGTTGAACTTCCGAATGTAGGATTTACTCGATTTGCAATGCTAAGTGTTAATAGATCAATTATTACATTGAATAGAGTTCTAATGTTATCTAATGTAGTCTGATCATTAATTACTGGGAAGTTGGCAACAACATAAGTTATTGCCGCAGTTCTAAATGTACTCTTGCTATTAAGTATGTTTGTTCTAATACTTTGTAATGCTAATGCACCCGCACTAACAGTTGGAGTAACTATTGAAATATTCGAGTTGTCGGTGAGGATCTGCTTGATACTGTTAAAATTAGTGTTGATTCCTGATACTTGAGTACTTCCACTTATTAATGTATCGTTCTTATATTGTTTTATACTTTGTTGATATAATGTTGTTGGTGTAATATTTGATACGATCTGTCCAGAAAGTGTTTTAATATACTCGATAGCGGCGATCGTTGGGTATACTTCAATACCGGTAATAGAACGATTCTGAATAGTTAGGGATCCGCTAGCATCAGCTAGTGCAAATACAGTACCGCCTCTGGTTTCGCTGATAGTAAAATGTGTACCATCTAATATGGCTGCAACATAATAAACAGTTCCGGAAACAATATTTCCAAATCCTGTTCCGTTAAACTTAATGGGCTCACCTACGCCTAGGAGTGTAGTATCGCTGATAGTAATAGCATCATTAGAAGCTACTGTGGCAGTTACACTAAGACTAGTTGAGGCCCAGTATTTTTTACCTGCAACAATACTTTTACTGTTGCCACCGTACATCATATCGTAGACAATACTCCAAATCATGTACTGTATGTTTGTCTTGAAAGTTGTTTGATTATAGGGTAAATTAGGATATTCTGCGTTTAAAAAACTAACGACTTCAGCTTGAATAAATCTAATGTTGTTTAACAATAAGTTTCTTGCGCTGGTTTGTCCTGTAGCCGTACTAGGTAAATCAGGTATACTAACATCGGGCAATACACCAGTAGTAATAATTGAAATTAAATTTGCAATATTACTAGTAACTGAATTGACTGCGGCTGTTACTGCAATCACGGCAGGCAGTGCTAAAATTTGTTCGCCTAGGTGATTAATAACTTCAGATATTTCGGTAGCATTAAGATCTGTATTGGCACTGGCAAATGTTAAGGCTACTTGAGTAGTTTGGAAATTTGATTGGAACACTAAATCATAGCATAGTGCATCGATTACATCACCTATATAAGTACTTAAATTTGCACTAACATATGAAAAAGCCAATACAGTATCACGTGCAAATTTAATAGCATCAATAGCTTGGATTAATTGATTAGCTTCTACTTTGCCGTCACCCTCAAAATATTGAGTAGCGGCAGTTGTAGAATTATAGGTCGTTCCTAATACCAAGTCATAACCAACAGCATCTAAAACTAATCCAATGTCTTGTTGCCACTTGACTCTATCATAATTTAATGCATTTACATATTTGTTATTAATGTAGGCAATGGTTTCTTTTTGTATGAATTCTTTGTTCAGTAGTAACAGATCATATGCATCTTGATATCCTGCAACTTGTGTATTTCCATCGATCAATGTTACACTTTGGATTGTACTAAAAGTTTGATCAGGCCCAATCGTGTAACTAATACGTTGACGATAAGGACCAGGTTCTTGGCTAGCTAGGCTGATTAAATTTTCTGCGGCTAGTGCGGCGGCGCCGATCGTCTTATAAGAATACTGCCAAAAACGTCCTTCTTTACCTGCAGGGGTACGCTGTTGTAAATCATCACCACTTGTAGTGGACACATATAAATTTACACCGCTTGAGAATACTTGATTGTCTACATAGAATTTTGTTGCGGCTTGCAAATCACTAGTACCGTTGGGTGTTCCATAACCTTCTAACGGAGCAGGATGATCGTTTAGGATAAGCGGCCCGCTCATGGTATCACCACCACGATATACTACATCTTTACGTTGCATTACTTCGGTAGCAGTATAGTTTCCAGTTAATGTTGAATCATAATTTGGATCAGTAACTTGCGGGATTAAAGGCTCTGATCGTGTTTTAAATGAAGGGGTAACAGTATAATCTAATATATTTCCGCCACCATCTAATCTTGCTGTTGCCTTGACATAATTTTTATCGGCGTATCCTTTTGAAATAACCAATTGATCAATAGTTGTCGGTGTGCTGGGATGAATGTTATTAAATGCTGTTACTAACAATGCTGACGGATCTGGTACCCTGCCGATTGCTTGTAAATTAACATTTAACGGCTGTCCAAGTGCAGGCTTAAGATCCCCTAGCAGTCCAGCATTACTTGAACTAATAACTATCTGTGTATCGTTAGGGCCATTAATAGCTGTACCAGTAATTTCAATACCATTGCCGGCTACAAGTGTTCTAGCAGTAAGTTTATCACCGGCAGTACTAGCCATGATAATTTGATCTCTAGCATAGCTAGCAGGAGTATCGCCTAAACTAGTGAATAAAATCTTCCCACTTACGCCAAAAACTGCGTATAGTTCTGTGAAATTCTCATTGACTTTACGAAACGATTCACGGATACTGTCACCAGTACCGTCATTACCTTGTACACCAATATCGACTATTTGTTTTGACATTTATTAAACTCCAAAGCTAGAACCGCAACCACAAGTTGTTTGTGCGTTTGGATTCTTTATGCTGAATGAACTACCCATTAATTCTTCTTTATAATCTATTTCTGCACCCTGCAGATACTGCATACTCATTGCATCTACAAGCACTCGAAATTCGTCTAGGGGGATTTCAAAATCGTCTTCGTTTGCGATTTCGTCGAAGGTAAAACCGTAGCTGAATCCACTACAACCTCCACCTTGTACAAAAGTACGTAACGATAAGTTGGGATTACCCTCTTCGTAAAGTAAATCCTTGATTTTTGTCTTTGCTGATTCGGAAATTGTGATCACATTATGCCCTCGATATGATATTTATCAATACCATTTTATAACCTTAATGTAAATACATGATGTATATCAGCACTGAGTTTGTCAACACTCCGCATTATCGTAAAAGCAAATACGGTACTATGCATACCTATATGCGTAAAAAAACAGTATTGGTATTTCAATGTGATTGTTGCCAAGGTATCTTTCGTAGGGATAAAGGCAACATGGATCCTAAGCGTCTAAACAATAACTATTATCACGTGTGCGGTAACTGTGATGCTAAGAAGTTTGCTCAAAGTAAGGGTGTTGAAGCTCGCAGAGTATGGGACATGCCCGTAAGTAGTCTTAAGACAATCGACCAACTCTAGAACCGATCAAGTTCCAGTTGATAATTTTCCACTGATTGTTAAGATAGCCCTTCTTGTCTGCTTGATAATCCAAAGCCCAAGCATGTTCCCACCAGTCAATTAACAAGATAATATCCATACGAATTTCATGATTTTTAATAGTTTTAATACTGCCATCTCTGGCTAGATAAACCCAACCACTTCCTTGTATTTTCATGGCTTCTTTTTCAAAAGCATCTTTGAAAAGATTAAAACTTTTAAAATGTTTGTTAATAAAGTTTTCAGCGATCGCAGTTGGCACATTATTTCCGCTGGGTTTTTGGTATTGCCTAAACAAAATATCGTGTAAGAACGCACCCGCCTCGTTAAAGTCGGCATCCCCTTCGCCCTTGTTAAAACGATCAACATAGGCTTTGTATAGCTTACCATAATGATAATCTAATGCCGCCTTACTCAAACTTTTACCCAAGTCGTTAACGCCATATGGCAACGGAGTCTGCACTAAAGTTGCTGGTGTTTTCCCCTCGTTCAAACTGACATACTTAATAAAGTTATACATGATTGTATTTATTGTTAAATAACTCAGTCAAGTAATCAATAGGGTATCCAAGGATCCGCAAGTTAAGAACTTTCCCTATTTTTTCTTAGCACAGCTAATGTAGCTCAACGGCGAATTGGTGCTTGACCCAATAAAGGAAAAATTATGTTAAACGCATTTAAAAAATTACTTGGTATTAAGCCTAAGACAGTAGAAGCGGAAGTTCCATACAAAGTGGAAACTCCAGAGGTAATTCCAGCTGTAAGTCTAGTTTCTGAACAAGCTAGTCAAGCAGTTGTTGAATCTATTGCTCCAGCTAAAAAGCCAGCGGCTAAAAAGGCACCTGCTGCCAAAAAGCCTCGCGCTCCACGTAAGCCAAAAGCACAAAAATAATATAAGGGCGCGGCGCCCTTATATTAAAACTTTTTTAATTGCTCGGAGTAGCGAGCCATGTCCTCTTGTATTCGAAATTTACGCTTTTCGTCTATATTAGGATTTTCTTCTAGCTCTTCTCTAAGAGTTTCCAACCTATGTATCAGTTGTTCTCGAGATAGCTTTTGGCTTGATTGTACAGTTCCATGCTGGCGAGGTTTTTTCCCTTGCTCTCGCACATTATGTCGAACTGGTTTAGAAAAGTTATTACCCATTCGTTTGTTTTTTGATTCCAATAAAAGTCACTGTGCGCCCTTAGTTTTTGTTTTTTGTAGCCGTCTAGAAG